AGACCAACTTACTGTGTCGCCTATACTTAAATCTTCAAGCCGTGCCATAGGTTGTTCTATCAGCAGGTCTTTGGTTATCTTCTAACCTTTTCTCATACTCTTCGTGTGTAGAGCAAGGCATATAAATTAAATTACCGTCTTTGTCGTGAGTATGAGTACCACTACAACCTAGTTCTTCTGCTCGTTCTTCAGCTTCTTCTCTTGTAGTAAATTCATCTCTACCAACCATTTCTTTTGGATTATCACTAAATCTCATTATCTGTCTTAGTCTTATCTCTGCGAGTTCTTTAGTTGGATAGCAACCCATATTCCTGCCTGTCTCTGTAATGACACAGAACTCTCCGTCTATCTCTTTGACTACCTTAAACTCTGCACCTTCAAAGCTAGATTCTGATATTGCTTCAGGTACTTCATCTGATTGTTCTACTTGTTCTATTGTTGCAGGTTGATAATCCCTGAGCATATTCGCAGGTACACTTGTTTTGTCTGTACCAAGCAAATAAACATCTTGTTCTGTTGTTGTAGGTAATCCAACGCTTTGTCTTGCTTCTGCTACTGTTACCCAACCACCTTGTACTGCTAAGTTCATTCTCTCGTAAATCTCATTAGTATCTGTTTGTAAAGCTCTTACATCTGTGTAATCATATCTAGCTTCCAAGTTATTTGAGTCAGGGTAGTCTACTTTTAATATCTGATGTGTTATCTCTTGTGCAACCATATCCCATAAAGGTATTAGCTTTTGTTCTGTAAAGAACTCTCTTAAGGTCTTTGCATTCGAGTAAGTAGCATATCTTAGTCCAACTGACATTCCTGCAAGTATGCTAGGAACTCCTATTACGGCAGATACTCTAGCTTCAAAAGATTCTCTTAATTCTCCAATCTCCAAGTCTTTTGGACTAAATGCAAGTTTTTCTACATTAACACCACCTGACAAGACCAAAGGCTTACCACGATTCTGTCCACCTGTTCTTCTTTGGAATGCTTTAGATATTGATTCTCCTTCTTCTTCTGTCAAACCATATTCATCTTTTGGTGTAATCATAAAGCTAGGCACACCCATATTAGCAAGGATTGATGTAGCCATTTGACCTGCACTCTCATCTCCATAAATCTCTCTAAGTAATGTTCTTACAGGAGAGAATCCTTGTCTATGGTTTTCAGGGTCTAGTCCCATTCTAAAGTGAGCAACCATATCTCTGTCTAAGTTAATCTTTTGATTCTTTACTTGATACTCATAATATTCAATCAAAGTCTCATCACTACCTTTTGGAGTTACATTCTCAGGCATTAAAGGATATAAAGCAACTAACTGACCTGCTTCATTCTTTTGTTTTAGTAAGTAAGCGTCTCCTGATATGTGCATTGATTGTATCAAATAACTTTGTACAACATCTCCTGACATATAAGGATTAGGTCTTTTAAAAAGCATTCCAAGTTGATGATTAGGAACATTCTCATATTCTCCAACTTCATTTAGTTGATATATCTTTAATTCTGCTTCTGCGAATGATGTACCTAAGACTTGTAAGCAAGATACAACTGCTGAGTTTGACGCACCATTACCTAAACCTTGTATGTTAAATTGACCTGCTGATGATTGATAACCTTGTATAAAACTTGAGTTATTTCTGTCTACACCTTGTCTAAAAAAATTAAATCCTGTGCTTCTTTTTTGTTCTGAGTTACCAAAGACTACTTCTCTGAAACTTCTTCTCTCTGCCATTATTCTCCTTGTAGAGCTTTGTGAAGTAATGGACGCAACCCTTATCGGCACTACTCCACTTAGCTCTAATCTTACATTATATTAGAAAACTTTTATACTTTTACGCACTTTTGATTCTATCACGGCATACGCAAGGCTATCAACAATATCATCGTGTTCTGCTTCAGGGAATCTTAGCAGTTCTGTTTGTACATCTCCAAACCATACAGAGTTCTTTGGAAAATAAATATCTCCTGCTTCCATTCTTGCTATGAGTGGATAAGCTCTTGATACTTTATCTCTATCTGCTTTTAGTGATTTTACAATAAGCCCTTCCCTTTTAGCCATTTGTATAAACGCCAACTGATAACCTGCTCTCTCAATTCCGACATAAGCAAGGTCATACTGCTGAACTTTTCTCTGTAATAACGGCAGTAAATCAGGTGCTTCCAATCTTCTTCTGTCAATGTCGAGTATGAGAATCTTGCCTTCAGGTGTGATAGCAACTGATGTGATGACCGTGAAGTCAGCACTCTCTTTAGTTGATGTAGCCAAATCGACAGTTGCGTATCTACGGCAATCTTCCAATCTACACTCTTTGTCTTTGTATTTATAAAAAACTTCCAAATATTCATCTTTTGTCTCCTTATCAATAGATATTCGTTCTTCTATGGAGTAATGCTCAAACCAATCTGCTTTAAACAAGCCACCTGTGGCTTCAATAAATTGAGCTTCGTATTCTTGAGCAAACAAAAAACTTCCTATTTCTTGCTTTGCTGATTCTAATTCTTTTTGGTCTATGATTGGATTTGTATGTGTTGGATAGGTAAACCTTACCCAATCATCTAAATAGTTAGCTTCTGAGTAGAGCTTTTCAAAAAAGTTATATCCTTTAGGTGTGCTGATAAATAATGCACTACCTTTTTTTTCTGTTAATGCAGGTCTGATTACTTCTGCCCAAGTCTGTGGTTTCATAAAGGCACACTCGTCTAATACAACAAAGTCAAGTCCTGCACCCCTTAACTTCATTGGGTCATCTGCTGACCTTACTTGTACCGAGCCACCTGTTGTTGTAATAATTGTTCTCTCAGCTTCTTTAACTCTTACTCCATATTCAATGCCAATGCTTCTCAAATCTGCCCACGCTTCGTTAGTCATAGAGTAAGAAGGTGCAATCCACCAAGCTCTTTTACCTTCCCACGCATATTTAAGGCAAAGCCAAACACCAAGTTTTGTTTTACCCCAACGCCTTCCTGCACTGAGTACAGTAAACCTTTGCATATTTTCGACAACTTCTTTTTGTGCTTTATGTAAAGGTGGAAGTTCAATGTCTAAGCCTGAGCTGACATTTGCGTCCAATGATGATTGCATATTTACTCCTGAGAATTAAGCCAAAGTAAAAAGGTTTCAATATGTTTTGTTGGCATATTAAAAGAATTGTAAACAAGACCGTAGTCTGTGATTATTGGCATAAACACAATGGCAGGTAGTTCGTTAATATCTATAATTATTTCATCTAATATTTCTTCTTCAATCTCTCTCATATCAAGATATTGAATTATGTCAGCAAACTTATTGTTTACTTCTTCTTCATTCATCTTCAACCACTTCGCCTTCTAAATATTCTTGTTGTCCTTCAAGCAAGTTTCCGTCTGCCCAACGCAGTTTGACTTTTGGATTATCTTGATTCTCAATAGCAACTGTGTCTCTTTTACCAAACAGGTGTGGGTATCTTCTCTCTAAGTACCAAGCGTCTGCCGTCCAATTACCTTCTTCTCCTGCTTTTTCGATTCTTTGGATTCTTCTCTCTATTGCTTTTGCTTCTGCAATTTGTATTCTTTGCCAAACTTTGTCGTAAGGGTGTATGCCTTGTTGTCCTTTTTTCTTCCATTCAGATAAAGCTGATGTGCTTATTCCTACTGATTGACACGCAAGATTAACATACATTCCTGTTGCAATAGAATCACAAAGTGCTTCTACCAACTGTTCATTATGAGCTAAAGTTTGCTTTGGCATTATGCACCCATAATAGCAAAGTCGGTCTCAAAAGAAACCGACCTGCAAGATTTGTTAGATTTAAAAGTGGCTTAGTTCTTCTATTTGCTTTTCTAAATCTTTTAAAGATGTTCTATCAAAACTCTCCCAACCTTTTGAATATTCAACATAGAAGGTATTTATTTTTAATACATCTAATTGAAATTTCTCTGTCCTTGCTACTAATTCTGCCATTTCAAAAACACCAAGTTTTGAAACATTAGCTTTTACAATTAGTGAAGTATCAATTCTTATTTCTCTACCTTCGTTATCTGCAAATATAAGTGTTGTTTCAAAACCTTTTGGTGTCCATTCTAAAAGAGTTTTACCTTCTTCATTATTAAATCTTACTCTGTTATCACTATCATCAAACATTCTAAATTCTGTTTGAGTCTTTAATGTATATCCTGCCTTAGTAATTTTATTAATACTGTTTTTAAAAGAGCGTGATTTCTCTTTTAAGATTTCTAAAGTTTCTTTTGTTTCATTCATACTTATATTTAACTATAATCTACGATTATATGCAAATTTAATAAGTGTTTCTATACAAAAAAAGCCCAATGTTTATAGGCTTTTATAATTTTTTTTATTTTTTTTTTGTAAAAATCTACTTTTTTTGCTCTTTTTTGCACCTTACACAGTACAAAAAGTAGTCGTGGTCTATGAAGTTACAACCTAGTTCTTCACAAATAAGTTCAGGATTATCTTGCATTTTTTGTTTGCGTAGTTCGTCCTGACCTAGAGCTTCAAACTTACCAAACCATTTATTGATTGCGTAAGGTGTAACATCAACATTATTCCAATGCTTCTTGTAGGCTTGTATTGAGCCTTTAAGCATATCTGATGTAACTCCTGATTCAACTAATTCTTTACAAACCTTAAACCAACCTGACTTTTCTCCTTGAGTTCTAGGTGTGTAGCCAAGCTCATCACAGAAAACTTGGTAAAGAGCTTTACGATTCCTTAATACTTCTTCATCAATCTTCTTTGGTTGTGGCTTGTCCACATCTATTGGTTTTAGTTCATTGGTTATAGTTCTATGTACTGTCTCCGATACTACCCTTGTATCGTCTACAATACTACCCCCTGTCTCGTCTGTGGTACTACTAGATGTAGTAGTATCGGATTTAAGATATGGGTTGCTTGTTTTTAGGAAATAAAGATTAGTCTGCTTTGCATTATCTTTGTATCGATTCTTCTTTTCTATTGCACCAATATCAAGAAGTTCATTAATCAGCTTGTGAGTGTTTGCTCTGCTAACACCTACTCGGTTTGCCAAAGTGGTAACGCTTGGATAACAAGAGCCGTCTTTTCTATCAGCATAAGTCCATAAGATACAATACAAGTTCTTTGCTCTTGGACTGATGTCTGCGTCTAATATCCATTCAGGTATTATTGCAAAGTAATTATCAGCTTCTATCTTCATAATGTCCTATCTATGCTTAAGTGAGTACCTTGCGTCAAGATACTCACTAAGCACCGTACTATACCAAATTAGAAGGGAGCTTCTTTTTCAGTAATATTGTCTAATGATTTAGGTTGTACCAAATCAGGTGCAACAAACCCTACCATAATCTCAGCAGGTGGCTCGTCAGACCAACTAGCGTAAGGAAAACCATTACTTCCTGCCGTGCATTGTTTGTTACCACATTTGAAGTTAGGACTTTTGTCTGACTTCTTATCTAGTCTGTTGTCATACACCTTTGAAGCACAAGCAGGACATTTATATTCTGCTTGACCCACAGGGCTTCGTGTATCACTCTGAATTGGTGGGCTTGGTTGCTTCGTTGGTGTATTGACAACAGTTTCCTTATTGTTAAAAGGACTTAAAATCCAATTCTGAATTATCTCAGCAGTAGCCAAAATTTCAGATATATTGTCTGAATCTTTTGCTAACTCAACTGCTCCCTTCAATGCTACCTGTCTTGATATAAGTTTGTCTTTATTGTCCATTAGATAAAACCTTTGCACTACCAACTCTGTTCTCTACCCAAGAGTTATGTTCTCTCCAACCTACCAAAGTACCTATCTTCCAAACAGGTGTTGCCTTTAGTTCATAATCAGGTTTTGGTAACTTGCCTTGAAACTTCCATTGTGCAACTTCTTGTCTAGTTACTCCTAACCAAGCACCAATCTCAGCAGTTCCCATTATTTCTTGCGTCATATTTTCTCCTTTATAAAGTCAGCAACTTTGATTTCTTTACCTTTTTGTAATTCTAGGTATAACAAATCTAATTCGTTAATAACTTTTTTATTGTTTTTACTTTGTAGTCTTTTGTTGTCTATCCATAAAGAAACATAAGCAAGTGTAAGGATTAAACTAATTAATCCATAGACTGCTAGTCCAAGATAGACCCACTCTTGTATCATCATTCTTCTTCTCCTATCTCTTGTCCATTTAGGTCAAGCAATACTTCTTCTTCTGTAATTTTATAAATATTGAATATATCTCTCATTCTTCTTCTCCATTGACTTCTTCAAACTCAGTATCGTAATCATCTACCACAGGGATTGCTTCCATAACAAGCTGAAACTTAAACTGAGAAAACTTTTCCTTGTTTAAAGTAGCAACTTCTTGCAGTATTTCAGCAGGTCTCTGATAAGAAAATACAGGTTGTAGGTTTATCCAACCAACTGCTTTGAAATCTTTAGCATAGGTTTGGTCTACGACAATATCTACTCGTCCTTGAATAAATCCTGTAAGTGTTACATCTTCTTCCATATCAACTCCTAACAGTTACTTTAAAGTTTCTATCAACAAAATAATCTTTTATAAATTTAGTTACATCTTGATTACTAAACCTAAAAGTATTTACACAACTTTGACAATCAACATATTTTTGTCTAGTCGAATTACCTGCGTCTCTACCACAACTTGTAGTAGTGCCATAATCGTGATGATATTTTACTGTGTGAACTTTATCTCCAACAACAACACCATTAAATGTTTTGTTGCTTTGTCCAACAGACCTATCAAATACACTTGTTTGTGTATCGTAATCTTTTACAAAATACTTGTTTTGGTATTTGTAATCTGTTTTTCTTGTTTTCATTCGTATCAACTCCTTTTTAAATACATTACCTACATTAATCGCAGATTTAATTTAATGCAATCTTTTATTATAAAATTTTTAAATTATCCCAACCGTCTTTAGTAACTGTCATTGTTACTACACCTGTTGATGTTGAGTAACCTGTTCTAGTTTGGAAATCAGTAGAAGGACTCATAGCAGGAACTCCCATAATTGTTCTGCCACCTTGTTGTACGGCAGTAAAGTGGTGGTAATGTCCGTGAACAATCATCTTAGCTAAGCCAACAGGATTATCTCCTGCTTCATTCAATCCAAACATCTGACCCTTCCACCAATTCTCTATCTTCTTTGCAGGTGTCCCTGAGCCACTACTTAAATGTCCGTGAGTAAAACCCATAAGGTAACCTTTAACATCAAGTAGAAGATGTGGAGATTCAGGCACAATAACTTTTATATTTTTATATTTAGATTCATATACCAAGTCTCCAACCTGTTCTAGTATCTGCAAGTCAAGGTTGTCTAGTTCTTCTGTTGCCAAGCTCTGCTTACCACTTCTGTTTTGTCCGTGATTAGAAGTAACACCTGACAGAACTACCTTGTAGTTTTGGTCTGCAAAGTTCTTTACAATTTTCCAAAGCAATCTTCTTGCAACTGTTATTTGGTCTCGAAGGTGTAAGTCCACATTCCAAATTTGTGATGAGTACCAACCTGATATATCACAGTTCTCTACAATATCTCCAAGACCAATGATGTAAACTTCATCAATCTTATGACCTGCCTTTTTTAATTCTTTGAGTCTTGCATTAGCAGAGTCAAGTGAATCTAAAACCTTGCTTACAATTTCTTCACTACCTTTTCCGTCTCGCTTACCTAGTTGATAATCTGCAACATAGTACATAAAAGCAGTATTACCTTTTTTTATAGGTTGTGATTTAATCTTGTATGTCTTTATCTCTTTAAGTAGTTTTGCAAAGTCTGTATCAAAGTCAGGAACTTTTTTTCTTATGTCAGCTTTGTAGTACCAAGCCTGTTGAACATTACCGTCTCCCATATTCATATCCCAAGTTCTGACTTGTAGGTTGCCTACTATCTCATACTCTTTTGGGTCAAATCCCCATTCACTTAGTAAGGTTGCAAACTCAGGCTCTTGTTCCTTTGTGCCACGAGAAACTAATGTACCTTTGTTTGTCTTAGGGTCATACTCTGCGTGTGGTTGCCAACCTGTCGGATATTTTTCTTTAGCTAGAGCTTCATTATGTTTCTTGTCGTCATAGCGAGTAAGAAACTGATTAAGATTTTTGGATTCGTTTTTTTTGCTCATTGATTCTATTTGTTATAGATTTTGGAGTTATACCGTCCCAACCACATTCATCAACTAGCCAATTTACTAATGCAGTTGTGTCATTGTAACCTTCTTCGAGAGCTTTTAAAACCTGTTCCCATTCAGCTTCACGCTTCTCTGTACCATAAAAATATCCACGCTTGATTGGTGGTCTTTTATATGTCTTTAGATAATCTTTAAGTGCCATAAAAGTCCTGTCTGTTGCTTGTGGTTAGTATATAGACTAAGTGAGACTTCAAGGGTATTTCTAGGGAATTTCTCAAAGTTTTTTTTTGGGCAAAGCTAAAAGCCTATAAACATTGGTTTTATTCTTTATTAAATTTACAAAAAATACTTGTATAAGTATTACAAAGTAGTAATCTTAGATTATGAAATTAACAAAGAATGAAAAAAGAAGGGAGTTGATTTCAATGGATAAATTAAACACAATAGACTTAAGCAATAGTCTTGAGCTTCGTAAGTTTGTAAAAGAACTTATTAAAGAAGAAACAGGAGATGATGTTGTAGAGAGAGAATATGATTCAAACGACTTATATACTTATACAACAGAATTGACTTGTTGCTATGACGAGCTAGAAGAAGGTTTGACTTATGACTTTTGTTTAGAGGACGCAGAAGGTAATGTATTTGAAATCTACTGTGGTAGCAAATGCTATCTTCGTAAATATAATGGAGATAAATATTTTTCAGAAGATTATACACGAATCACTAAAGAACAGTTTGACGCAATGAGCATTCACGCATAAATATTAAAACTAAACCCACCTGTTTCGGTAGGTGGGTTTTTTTTATTGTTCCCAAGTTTCAAGTAAAGCAAAGACAACTTCATCTAACTTATCAAGCTCTACTATAACTAATCCGTTAGAAGTTCCGTCAGGCATAGCAACAAACATAAATGGTCTTGTATCTCCAATCCTTGTATTAGCGTCAGATTGTTCTTTGGCTTTTTGATATTTAGTCCATAAGGTTTGTACTTGCTTACCTGCTTTGACTTCTACTCTCACTTCTCCAAGCCAAGATTCTTCGTTACCCATTTGGCTTCTAAATTTTGTGTCAGGTATTCTAAGTTTCTTCCTTGCAAGGTTTTGTTTTCTTCTGCCTTTGTTCTTGTTAGTTAGTCCACGCTTTTGATTGTCAGACCAACCTTCTCTTTTCTTTACTGTCTTTTGACCCATACCTTGCATACCTTCGTGTTTTCTCATCTTGTATTCTGTAAAAGTCTCATCTTCTCGCCACTCAATCTTCTTCATTCAAAACTCCTTCTAATACATTTAGGCTTACTAAAAAACTATTTACTTGTTTTAGTTTATCAAATTCATAAGTCGGCACAAGCAAACAATGGGCAAACCATTTATCTCCTTGTTGATTTTCGTTAATTACTTTTACTGTTTTATATTTACTGTCTCTTATCCAAGTTACAATGTATGGTTGTAATTTTTTGGGATTCCAATACCTTACAAAGTTGGTTGGATAACTCCAATACATCATAAAGTCTGCAAAGGTTTTCATCTGACAACCGATTTGTAAGTCGCCATTCTCCTGCTCAATCAGATATTCCAAAGCAATATTCTTTGTTTCTTCTATCTGTGTATCTGTTTTTACTTCTATGTAATTTGTTTTTAGGCTCTGATTGAAAACCATAAGGTCAGCACCTTGTAATTGTTCATCAATTCTTGTAGCTCTTGCGTGATACTTATTACCATTTTCATCTTTTATAAAGTTGTAGTGGTTAAGTATTAGCTTCTCTCCGAGCTTCCCTACTCTGTCTTGCTCTGTAAAGTTGTATTTCTTTATCACTCAACTCCTCGTCTAAATCATCTAATAGTGGTATATCAAAAATCATAGTTCCAACAATGCTCTGAGCTATACCAATGTTTACCCTTGCCGTCATTATAAAAGAGCCACGAAGCTATTTTAATATTTAGTAATGGGTCTTTTCTGTCTCCTTCAAAGTTCAGTTTATCCTGCAACCAAGACCAAGTTACATCATTAAACATAAACAAACCTTCGTCCATTGTTCCATTGGTATTGTGATTATGTACTGAAGGTCTGCCTGATGATTCACAATAAACAATAAGACTTGCTTGTAAAACATCTTCAGGCTTAAAGTGTGTCTGCAATACAGGAATCCATTGTTCTACAACTTGGACTTTTTTATATTGCTCCCTGCAATCTAAGTAAGTCTCCATATCACTTGCCATTGGTGGCAAAGTTAAGAGACACGCAATCACACCTTCAATAATTAATGAAGGCATATCTCTCCTTTATTAAGTTTTTATTTCTTCAAGTTGATTTATTATTAAATTAAAATTTATACAATTTATGTCGTTACAAAACAAAGCACCACGAATTGTGGTAAGATGTTTGCCACAGAACATACAACTTGTTCCTTTTACTTTATTCACAATAAGTATTATAAATCATAAATTGACGAATCTGTGATTTATAAATAAAAAAAAGACCTTAGATACTAGCAATAGCTTCTAAGGTCTTTTGTATTAAAAGGTAAAACTATGTCTTAAAACGGCTCTAAATGGCTAATTTACATAGAATATTGAATAATTCCACCAATAAGTATCACAATAAAGGTAGCAGTAGCCATAAGTTCTGACCTAGAAATCTTTGTATTTACCTTCTCGTGAAGCTCATCAATGCGTGAATTTATCTTATCTTGTCCTTCTAAAACAAGCATTAACATCTCTTTATTTGTCATTCCACTATCTGCCATTAGTTCTCCTTACAATGACTGCTTCCGTAATCACAGTTACATATCTGCACAAAAGAGCCGTCATCTTTTTTAGTTATCAAACACATTATTTTCTAAATCTAATTGTAATTAACCATATTGCCAAAGTAATTACAGTTGCATAAAAAGTTATCGTCCTAGACGCACCACTCAAAGTCAATATTGCAATAATCATTCCGACTAATGTCCAAGCAAGATTAAGAGTTTCTTTTATTGCTTCAATCAACCAAGACCACAATTCTTTTATCAATTAAATCTCCTTACTGCTAATGATAAAATTCTTACCATAATTGTCGGCACTATGACTTCCTGTGCCTTTTCCTTTTGCTGAGAACTCATATCATCAGTAATATTTGTTAAATTTACTGCGTCTAAATCAACATCAATAATAACACTAAAGTCTCCTTGAGCTAAAGACTCAAAGGTAATTTCTGTTGTAACATCTGCTAAGTTGTAATCTTCTATCTTAGCGTTCTCAACTGCTCTCTCTACATATTCTTCTACTGCTTTTGCTACTGTCTCATCAGTCTTTACTGCTTCTGCAATAACTTGTACATCTTCTGTTTCTGTAAATCCAAGAACTTCTGCCACAACTTCCTGTTGTTCTTCTGTAAGCTCGTCAGCTTTTTCTATTGATTGTTCTACAACTTGAGCTACAACTTCAAGTACATCTTCGCTAACTTCGTCAAGATTTTCCAATCCTGCGTCATTAACTTCTTCAATGATTTCAACAACTTGTTCTGTTTCAAGTTCTTCAACTTCAATTTCTTGTATAGCTTCAATCTTTTCTTCTACTTCTTTAACTTCTACTTGTATTTCTTCATCTGTTAATTCAACTTCTTCGACAATGACTTCATCTTCTTCTTGAATTTCTGTCTCTGACTCGGTGTCATCTGTAAATATTTCTTCGTCCAACTCATCTTCTAATTCTTCTTCTTCTATAACAATTATTATTTCTTCAGGTATATCTTCAATAATAATTTCTTCAATGTAAATATCTTCTATTTCTTCAATGTATTCCTGTACTTCAAGTATTGTTTCAACAAACTCTTTTGCTTCTTCTTCAGTATCAAACTCAAATATTTCGATTTCTTCTTCAAGTTCCAAGAGTTTTTCATCAAACTCCATTTGTCGTTCAAGTTCTTTTTCAGTAAGCTCATCTTCCACAATGTCAAGTACATCAACATCATCAAAAAACTCGTCTCCGATTTCTTCCACATCTTGTTCTTCAATGTCATATAATTCTAAATCTCCCCTTGCAACCTGCTCGTCAGTTAATTCTACACCGTATAATTCATAATTCTTTTGTCGTTCATTATCTCTCTCTACCGTTCCGTCTTGTATCTCGTGTTCTTCATACTCAGCTTCTTCTCCATTATCTAAAATAACAACAAAAATCTCAGGCTCAGGTGGTGGTGGCTCATAAACAACAGGTGGTGGTGGCAAAGTAGTAGTAGTAGTTGTTGTTGTGGTAGTAGTTGTTGTTGGCTCTATATATTTAAAACTTATGTTATCAACTAAAGTCCAATCATTAAGTGTCAAAGTAAACTTATCAATAAAAGTATCTAAGGTTTCTCTAATGTTATAAACAACAACTTCATACATAGATTCAGCAGAAGTAAAAGTTTGTGCTTCTATTATATCTGTTTGTGTAGTCTCGTCTGTATGCGTATAAGTTACTGTTGATTCATAATTCAAAGCACCTATTGTAAAACCAACTTCATAAATATCTATGTCTAGTTCTTCTTCATCAATAGTTGTAGTTTCAGGTAAATCAAATTCATAATCAGCACCTTCTCCACCGTGTTGCCTAAACTCTAAATTTATACAATAGTCAGTACAACCATATTGTCCTGTCCAAGTGTTATTAATGTCAATGTTATTCTGAACTTCGTTTCCTTGTATATCTAGTTCATCTTCAGGTATAACCATATCTGTACTTTGTTCCCAAGTCTCAGGCACAGTTGTAGTTGTTGTACTTGTAATTGTTGTGCTAGTTGTAGATGTATTCTCAGGAATTGTTGTTGTAGTTGTAGTTGTTCCGTCAAAAGTCTCTACTTCTTCTACTTCTCCTTCAGGGATTGTGGTTGTAGTTGTAGTAGTAGTAGTAGTATCTTCTTCAGCTATGACAGGCAAAGGTACTGCTATAAAGCACACAGAAGCTATACACAAAAACTTCTTTAGGTTAAGCACCTTTTATTTATTATCGAATGTTTGCTTTGGTTTATATTGTTCTAAGCCATTCTGCAACACAGACAATCCTGAACTCAAAAACGCAACAAGTAATAATTCAATCATATTTGCGTCAATGATTCCTGATGAGTTTGCTAAATACAAAGAGATTGCAGATTGCAACCCTGTTCTAAAAGCCTTAGATAAAATAAATTTCCAATATTCTTTATTTTTCACTATTCTTCTTCCTTCTTAATTGGGTTGCTTATCAATACCTTACCATACATCTTGCATTTTTTTTGCACACACTTAAAACCTACTTTATAAAGTTTGGTTGGGTTGTGGCAAATATGACACTTTAATTTCAAACTAACCTTTATTTAGGTAATATTTCTGCCTTCTAGTTTAGCTTCTAAGATTTTCAGATTCCCATTTATCTCTGAAATTTTTTCATATATGTCATTTGCTCCAATCATATTTTGTGGAGACTTGTTAGATAATTTAGTTACAGATTCTTCTACTATTTCATTAAGATTAATTTTTGATATTTTTATTGTTACTTCTTTACCTGCTTGTAAAGGTTTTGCTATTTTATCGTAACACTTTTTGTAAGCGTCTCTTGACCTTCCAATTAAACCGTCTTTACCTAAATCTAAGTCTTGTTGAGTAGAGCCTGTCAATATACAACCTGCCGTATGCTCATCTGTGTTTCCTGAGTGTATCAAGATATATTTAAAATTAGGTACATCTTGTAACTCCAACATTCCATAATGTGTGTTTCCATATCTTGCTTTATATTTAGTGTGAAAACCACCTTCTTTACGAAACTTTATATTATAAGTTCCTTCAGGAATTGCAGTTTCACTATATACTTTTACATCTCTTACTTCATCTTCTAAGGTGTAACACTCAAACACACCGTCAATAAAAAGCAGTCCATTTGTTGCGTCCTCGCCAAACTGAACTCTTACAACATCAAGTTTCATTATTCAGGTTTTGGATTATCGTCTTTGACTTTTTTAATAGCTTTGTACCATTCGCCTGTTTTGTCTAGTTTACCTGCGTCTATGTCCCAATAGAGTTGGTCTAGTTGGTCTCCAATAGCACCATAGGATTCTTGCCTAGCTTGTATATATCCAAACTGTTGCTCTTCCCATTTTGAGTTACCTAAGTCAATCTTAGCTTGTGCGTAGTCTGATTCTTCAAACTCCATACGCTCATTATTAATTTGCTTGTACAAAGGCTTAGCAGATTCTATCTCTGCGTCTGCTTCTGTTTGTAACTGTTCTTTTGTCTTTGCCATAATTATCTCTCCTTATCTTACTATATTATTTAACAAGTCCATACAACTTAAATGTTCCACTATCAATGTTTCCACTATCCATAAAAAAATTTAATCCGTCCACAGAGCTTGTACTTGTGAAAACTCCTCCACCCTGTTGACCTAATAATTCTGGTGTCGAATTAAATTCAATATTTTCCTTTGTGTGAAATGTAAACTCTGAAGAATTGTTTGCATTAAATATGTACATCAAAACTTGCATACCCTCGCCTGTACCTGTACCAATATTTGTTCCTAAATCCCAACTTGTTTCATTAGTTGCAGATTGATTTCCAAAAGAAGCACCAGCTCGTAACAATTTACTAGCTCTATCATAATTTGCAGTAGTATTTGCAGTTCCACTCTCTGTTACTCTGCACTTTAAATCTTCAACATCAGTATCACATTGTAAATTATTTATAAGTATTTTAAACACATCAAAAGTGCTATCAATACCTGTCAAAGACACAGAGCTTACTGCACCCGAAACTATTTCCTCATCTATTTTTATTAAACTACCTGCCATTATTTAACTCCATATACATTTACTGTTAAATTATCGATTGTTCCGCTAACTCTACCAAACTGCATACCTGATAATTGTTCAGCACTCTCGTGCATACCAATAAATTTACTACCTCTACCACCACCAGAATGTTGAGATGATGTTTGTCCTGAAACAAAAGTAAAGCTAGAACTATCAAAGGGATTATATATATACATTGATACTCCTCCAAAATCATCAGCACCAGAATTAGATAAACCAAAATTTGGAATAGATGTTTGATTTTTACCAAACAGTTCAGAAAAACTTGCATTTGCATACATATCTAAAGTCGCGAAATCATATTCACTTGCTGATATAACACTTCCTCCACTATCTAAAAATCTTAAAAGATTATAAGTTTGTGCAGAAAAATCGCCCTTAGATATTGAAACAAAATACACATCATATTGAGAGCTAAAACAATCTGGAACATCAAGCGTACTAACACTACTCCCACTAGCAGATTTTATAAACTGCAAATTTGTAGCCATTAGAAACTCCGAATACCATATAGGCTAAAATTTCCACTCTCTAAAGTGCCAGAATTAAAAGCCATAACTTGTATTTTATTCACAGAACTTGCTTGTGGTAAAACTTGACTACCCCAAAAACTTCTATAAATATCAGAGTTACTATAAACAGAACTGTGTTGTGTGGTAAATGAATACTTTGTACTGTCCAATAAATTATAAAAATATAAATATCCATTTATATTACTTCTTGGAACAGAGCTAATTTTAATATTATCAGCAAATCTAAAAGCTGAATTAGAACTTGACCTATTTTCTGAAAAACTACCGTCAGCACCACAAATTTGTCTTGCAGTATCATAAACAGAGCCACTCTCTAAAGTGCCACTCTCATAAAGTCTAAATGCTATACCTGTATCATTATCTGATACAGTTCCGTCATTAACTGTAATTAAATGCACATTGTAATCTTTTAAATCTTGGAACTCAACTGTTGATACAGAACTAGATACAGTAACAGTCTCAATCAATTCTAACTGTCCAAAGTTTGTCCATTTGTTTTCTTGGTCTAGCTCAATAATTTCTTGTGGTGTAAAAATACCTTTATTATCTCTAAAAGCCTGTTCAACTTCTTTTCCTATGTAGCCATATTCTTTACTCATCTATACCACCTTATAAAGAGTTATTTCTGCACTTAACATATTTCCTGAATCTAATTGAATCCTAACACCATTATTGCTTTGGTCTACTTTATGGACGGCAGACCCAACCCTTCCAAATAGTGCTGATGAACTTCTCCAATCACTTGGTAAATTTACAATGTAAGAGTTTTGATTACTGTCATTAAAATCATAAAGATAGATAATTGTGTTATGTTGTGATTGTGTTGTAGTAGATATGTTATGTGAGATATACCAAAAACTTTGATTATCTCTTGAGCCTACATTATGCCCTGTATCACTTCTTAAATTCATTTCTGCACCTGAATAGTTTGATGTTGTATCAGGACTTCCTGAAT